GCATGTCAAAGTTAAACTCACCAAACAGCGTGGCGATCTTACATACATCGTCGATGTGCGACTTATCATTCAGAGTATCTTCGCAGTATTCGATAATGAATTCCTGCGACAGTCCCTTGAAGTCGATTGCATAGAAAATACGACCAGGACGATTGCGCATGTGAGAATCAACACGCCACTTGTCGTTGCAAGTAAGGATGAACAGAGTCTTGCTGGGGTATACACCATCCAGCAGTGTCAGCATCTTTTCCTGTTCTTCGCGATTATAAACCTTTTCGAACTCGTCGAACATAACAATCAGAGGTTGCTCGATATCCTGGATCAACTTGTTGAACGAGTCGCCAGTCCACGCAGAGTTGATAACGATGGTTGGGATGCCCATATCATAACCCATAATGGACAGGTGCTTTGCGAGCAGAGTCTTACCCGATCCCTTTTCACCAGTCAGCAGCACACCAGTGGAGTTGCTACGATCTGTGAAGGTGCGCATGATACGTTCTGCATTACGAGTGGTGTCACCGTAATACTTCTTGACAGGTGCGAACTTGTCGATCATCTCCAGGAACAGATTACCAAACTGGTCTGCCTTGACCGTATAGTTTTCTGCTGGAAGTTTTTCAGAGATGTCTACCGACTTCTCATCAGTCACACGATAGGTATTTCCATTACGAATATAATATGTCACAGTTACGCTTCCTTACTTACCCAAAAAATCACTAAGACGTTCATCATTACCAAAGTCAAGAGGATAATCCATCTCGTTGACTGCTTTCACAATCTTGGTGATACCATAGACTGCCAGTGCTGCTACTCCGAACACTGCAACATATGGAATCGTTTCAATTGCCTTTTCTTTCAAATCCTTCACGGGAACATCTCCTCACTATTCAACATTTCATCACGCTCTTCTGGGGTGTTCTTGTTCGTTGCAATGCCCCAGACAGTCAGTCCGATAATTGCAAGGAGGAACAGGAACAGATAATTATCAAGTGTCATCTTTCAGTCCCATGTTTGCTAGTTGCTCTGGGGTGGAATACCACTTGAGAATCAGTTCCAGAGCATCGATGTGCTTCTGAATCTCAACATCTTCTGCTTCTTGGTCGCCCCAAACGAAAACCCAAGCACCTCGACCGAGATCGTTTTTCAGACTATCCCGTGTGCTGAGGAGTTGTTCAACAACGATATTATCAACAGTTTCCCAATCAAGTTCTACAGAAATCTTACTCATCTTCATTCACCTTCTTATATCGATTATAACTACCATCTGCTTCCTCGACCATAATCTCGTCGAGACCCATGTTCTTTGCCATCACACGCTGCTCACCTTCTGCGACGACACGTTCATACTCACGCAGAACCCGCATCACAGCATTAGCGATACCAAACTTATTGCGACCACTATCCATAGCATTCTGTACTGCCTCTGCACAATCGTTGTAAATGTTATCGGGCAGACTCCAAGAGAGATCGATCGCATTGCCAAAATCACCAACACGACGAAGGTAGGATTGCCCACCATCTACCGAAACAGCACCACATGTGCAAGTCACAAAATCATGACGATGCTTAGAGACAATGAAGTCACCGCAAGCAAGGCATGTTACTGCATTCTGAATAATCAATTTAATTTCCCATCATAAGTTCGCAACCATGGTTGCCCGTGTTGTTCAAGGTCAGCAAACAACTTGTTTGCGATGTTATCCCACAGTTCACGAAACTGCGGATTCTGAGCACGAACCATCGCTCGCCGAGCATTCTGAATTCGTTCCATTGTCAATTGAATATCCATAATATTTACACCTCGAACCGTTTATTATTAGCATTATACGCTATTTCACGACATTTGTCAATAGATTTATTCATTAAAATTGCCCATATGACCAAGATACTAGACTGTATCGAGTGCCAGACTCTACAGGATCAACCTTGTGTTGCACGTAGGAGGGGAAGGTAATGACATCTCCTGTTGAGAACGGGAAACTATAACGCTCCCCTGCATCCCATAGTGCCAACTTACCCTCAGTAAAATCTTCGTTGAGCAAGACGATTGTTGTAAGTTTCCGAATAGAATTTTCGTCGTGGTTGAATACTGTGTTCGGCCAGAGAATGTCTTGGTGCATCTCGAACTTGCCTGATTCCCAGTATTCTACAAAATGATTTTCATGGCAAATCTCAGAGAGATTGACCTTCAGAAAAGTATCATTTACTGTGTTAACGCAATTTCGTAGTTTGTTGATGAATGGGTTGTCTTTGTTGACGTTGACCTGCATAGAACGACGAACTCTCTCATCGACACCATTGCTTTTTCTACTACGAACACCACTTTTTTGTAGTTGCTTTGTCTTTTGATTTTCGACAAATGCAAACAATTCCTCGTCTGAGAAATACTTTTTTATCAAAATGGCATTTTTCAGATGAATAATATTCATGGTTTTTCCACCAGACACAACTCGACGCCAGACTCGCGAAACATCAGTTTGGTAATTTCCCAATTGAAAGTGTCCTCGCGATCAGGATAGTAACTTACCACCTTGGTAATACCACGCTGAATGATACTCTTGGCACACTCGTTGCATGGGAGCAGAGGGACATACAGCGTACATCCCTCAACACTCATAGGGGAGTTATCCAGCGCATTACGTTCTGCGTGAGCCACAAATAGATGCTTCGTAGGACGGTCTTCATATCGTTCTTCCGTATCCAAGACTCCACGAGGGAATCCGTTGTAACCAATGGAGATGATGCGATTGCGGTCATCTGCAATGACTGCACCAAGTTTCGTCCGAGGATCGTAAGACCACGTGCCAATATGTTCGGCGAGATCTAGGAACCTCTGAGTCCACTTGGATTTAGTCATAATCTACACCTTCGTCCTGCTTACGACCCATATAATGGTCATCGCTTACGCAATGAAACTGTGCTTGAAGTTTGCTATTGACCAAAGTCTTTGCTACATCACCAGCAAAAGCAACGCATTGCTCTTTACCCGCAGTTTCGTAGACGTCCTTGGCAAGGAACTCGCCTTCTGGCGTGAACAGGAATACTAAAAGCCAATAACTCATTTCACAACTCCGTAAACAAGGATAGCAGTAATGAAACCATTGACCACCATCAGAGGTTTATCTTGCATCTTGTAGGCAGCGTATCCCCAGAGAGCAGCACCGATGATGGAAAGGATTAGGTCTGCTGTGTGGAACTCAAACGCACGACACGTAGCAGCGATGATGACACAGGCAGTGCCGATCCACTTCAAAATCTCAAGCATGTTTTTCCTCCAGCGAAAGAGCAATGCCAAGACCGAAGATGATCAGACCAGCAATACCCTGAAGGGCAAAGCGCAAGAAACTTGCATCTTCAGGGACACACATCGTCAAAATTCCAACTAACATCAAACCGTAATTCATAACAAATCCTTTTCAATTTATATTCCATTCTACCATATTTTTTGGTAGAAGTCAAGCCCCTAAATTGCGGTAAAACCAAACGAGGAGCAACGGAATAGAGCACCGTCGACTTCGAGGATGTCGCCGACCGACATCGAGGAGCAAGGACCGAGACGCTCGACCTTAGACTCATCATCCCAGAGGTTCATAAGACGAAAGGCATCTTCCATATCATCAGTCACAACGTTAGCGACATGGTCGTAATACTGGAAGTTCTCTGCCTTGAAGGTGCGTTCGAAAGAACGATCGAAATATGCCTTAATGCGATCGCTAGTTTCACCGTCGTTTACGGCAGCGATTTCGGCGTCGGTCAGTTGGATTTGGTAAACTTTAATCATCATTCTTTCCTTCTCTTAGTATTACCATTCTACGATATTTTTGTGGAAAAGTAAAGCCCCTAAATGATGTTTATTGCTTTTTCTTTGATATATCTTGCAACAAGATTTTGCTGCATCTGGTTCGCTGTAGGGAGAAGGTTGTTATATTGTTGGACACTATGCCCTGGAAGCATCGCCTTTATCGATGCGAATTCGTGTGCTGTGTATACGCTCTGCAGTCCCGAGGCAAACATAAAGTCTACTTCAGAGGAGATCTCTGCAGCGATCGCATCGTCGCACCAGTCGTTTCTCCAATGGTCTGCATCGTATCCGTATTGTCCTGCAAATTGCCCACCGTCAAGAATCTCATAACCATATTTCGCAGGATCTTTGTCGATCTCGCTCTGACTGTCAGGGTTATCGATTCTGGAGTAGATGCGGAGTGGGTTGATGCCAGCACTGGTCAGTAACTGCTCGTCGACAATGCGCTTGGCACTGTCTACGATATTCTCTCTCGAGTCTCCAGACAATCCAGAGATGAAGTTACCATATGTGAATGCCTCTGGGTATTCCTGCTTGAGTAAGCGCAGAGTGTCGTAGTTCTTCTCTGGATTACCACCCTTTCGAATCGACTTCGTTACGGTCGGGTTCAAACTCTCGATACCAAAGAACATGGTATTGATGTTAGACTGACGTAACAGTTCGATCTGATGCGGTTTTG